ATGCAACCGGACATGAAACCCCCGCGCCCGACGCCTCCGCCGCCGACCATCAACGACGCCCGCCAGCGCGCCGAGGAGGCCGACCGGCTGCGTCTGCGCCAGGGACGGAGCGCCACCTTCCTGTCGAACGCGCTGGGCCGCAGCCAGGGCGGAGTGGCGACCAAGGTGCTGATGGGCTGACCTTTGGGACGCCGGCGGCCAGGGTCGCCGGCGTTCGCCTTTTCGACCGGCGCCGGTCGCAGCCGGAAGCGTGATGGTTGTCCCTGTTGCGGGGCGACCGTGGGATAATAGTCCTGCCGCTTCGATAAGCGACCTCCAGGAACAGACCACGGATGACGCCCGCCGAAGCTCCGGCGGCCTGCGGCCCCGTGCGCCCGGAGCGCATCGCGCTCCTCAACCCCCAGACAGAGTCTCGCGATCACGGCTGATCGAGAGGGGAGATGCCAGATGACTGACAGTCGCGCCGAAGAGGTGTTGCGCCGCCAGGCCCGCATGGAGGCCGAACGGGCCCCGATGGACGGGATCTGTCAGGAGGTGGCCGAGCGGGTGCTGACCCGGCAGCGGGAATTTTCGGGACGGCGGAGCGGGGAAGCCGCCTGGCGTTCGGAAAAGATGTTCGACAGCACCGCGCCACTGGCGCTCGACAAGTTCGCCGCCGCCATCGAGAGCATGCTGACGCCGCGCACCAGCCGCTGGCACGAGCTGGCCATCCATGACTGGCGGGACAGCCGGGACCGGCCGGCGCCGCTGCCCGAGGCCGTGCGGATGTGGCTGGGGCAGGTGAATGAGGCCCTCTTCTCGGCCCGCTATGCGGCGGGGGCCAATTTCGCGGCCCAGGCCCACGAGACCTATGTCGGCCTGGGCGCGTTCGGCAACGGCACGCTGTTCGTCGATGAGGCGCCGGCGGATGGCGTGAGTGGCGGCGGCCTGCGCTATCGCTCCATTCCTTTCGCCGAGACCTGGTTCGCCGAGAACTTCCAGGGCCAGGTCGACACCGTGCACCGCAAGTTCGAACTGACCGCCAGGCAATGGGTGCAGCAGTTCGGGGAGGAGACGCCGGCCAGCATCCGGCGGGCGGCGGAGGATGAGCCGCATCGCAAGTTCGAGCTGATCCACTGTGTCGGACCGCGCGAGGACGCCGACTGGTCGCGCAGGGACTGGCGGGGGATGGCGTTCGCCAGCTGGTACGTCAGTTTCGAGGGCCGCAAGCTGTTGAAGGAGCAGGGCTACCGGACCATGCGCTATGCGGTGGCGCGCTATGTGACGGCGCCGCGCGAGGTCTATGGACGCGGGCCGGCGATGACCATCCTGGCCGACATCAAGACGGTCAACCAGCAGCAGAAGACCCTGCTGCGCGTCGGCCAGATGATCGCCGAGCCGCCGATCCTGCTGTCGGACGAAGGCGGACTGTCTGCCTTCAGGCTGGCGCCGGGGACGATCAACCATGGGGCGCTGTCGCACGATGGGTCCGAACTCGTCCGTCCCCTGAGCATCGGGGCGAACCTGCCGATCACGCTGGAGATGGTCAATCAGACGCGGGAGTCGATCAACCAGGCCTTTCTGGTGACGCTGTTCCAGATTCTGGTCGAGACGCCGCAGATGACGGCCACGGAGGCCATGCTGCGGGCCCAGGAGAAGGGGGCGTTGCTGGCGCCGGTGATGGGGCGGCTGCAGTCGGAGCTGCTCGGGCCGCTTGTGCAGGCCGAACTGGATATCCTGGCCGGGGCCGGCGCCCTGCCCGACATGCCGCCGGAGCTGGAGGGCCTGAGCGACGTGGTGACCGACATCGACTACACCTCGCCGCTGGCCCGGGCCCAGAAGAGCGACGAGGGGGTGGCGATCCTGCGGCTGCTGGAGGATGCGGCGGCGATCGGGCAGTTCGACCCGTCGGCGGTGAAGCTGATCAAGGGGCCCGAGACCCTGCGGCGACTGGCCGAGATCCGCGGGGCCCCGGCCGGGCTGTTGCGCAGCGAGGCGGACATGGCGGCGCTGGCCCAGCAGGAGGCGGCGATGGGCCAGTTGCAGGCCATGCTGGGCGCGGCCGGTCAGGCGGCGGGGGTGGCGAAGGACGCGGCGGCGGCGGGTTTGCTGGAGGGTGGCCAGAGCGCATTCCGATAGGTGGCTCCTACTTGTCGGAATGCGATCGAAGTGAACAAAACAGGAACTGTTGCGCCCCGTCCGTGGGATAATAGTCCTGCCGCTTCGATAAGCGGCGGGAGACAGTCATGGACATCCTGCACCCCCTGCTGCGCCGCAAGCGCGCCTATCAGGGCCTGTTCGGCGACGGCTCGCACGGCGAGGCCCGGGCCGTGCTGGCCGATCTGAAACGCTTCTGCCTGGTCCCCGAGGCGCCGGTGGCGCGAAGCCCCGACGGGGCGGTGGATCCGCTGGCCTCGATGCGGCTGATCGGCCGCCAGGAGGTGTTCAACCGCATCCGCGCCATGGTCGCCATCGACGACCGGGCCCTGTTCAACCTGAAGGAAGAGGCCTTTGATGAGTGAGACCGCGATGAGTGAGCCGGCGCTGTCGATCGAAACGCTGCTGGGCGATGCGGACAGGACGGTGAGGACCCCCTCGGTCAGCGGCGTCACCGCTGCCAGCTCTCCCGAGGGAGGCGCAACGGGTTCCGGCTTCCTGGACCATTTCACCAACGAGGCGACGCGCGGCTACATGGAGCGCAAGGGCTTCAAGGACGTGCAGGCCCTGGGGGCCAGTTTCGCCTCCCTGGAGCGGATGATGTCGTCGGGCCGTGTGCCGCTGCCGGCGAGTGAGGATGACGCGGAGGGCTATGACCGGGCGTTCGCGGCGCTGGGGCGGCCGGAGACGGCGGCCGACTATGGCTTTGGCGAGCTGGCCGGGGCCGATCCGGAGTTCTCAGGCCAGGCGGCCGAGTGGCTGTTCGAGGCCGGGGTGGGCAAGGCGCGGGCCGGGGCCCTGGCCGAGAAGTGGAACGCCTATGTCGGCGAGCGACAGGCGGCGGACCAGGCGGCCTTCGAGGCGCAGAGCCAGGCCGACTGGATCGACCTGCAACGAGAATGGGGGCCGCGCTTCGCCCAGAACACCGAGACCTTCCGGCGCGGGGCGCTGACCTTCGGCCTGTCCCGCCAGGAAATGGCGACCATCGAGGCCGGGCTGGGCACGCGGCGAACGGTCGAACTGTTCGCGAAGATCGGACAGGGGCTGGCCGAAGACCGGTTCATCGACGGCGAGGGGCGCGGGGGCTTCGGCATGAGCCGCGAGCAGGCCGAACGTCGCATCGCCTCGCTGCGCCGCGACCAGTCCTGGCAGGCCCGCTGGATGGCGGGCGGGGCCGACGAGAAGGCGGAGTGGTCGCGGCTGACGCGGATCGCGAGCGGCGAAGAGTAGGGCTGGTCAGCCGGTCGGCGTCTCTCGCAGGGTCCGCTCCGTCGGCGCCTGCAAGAACGGCCGCCAGCGGGGGCTGGCGGCCGTTTCGAGAGTGCTGAAGCCTGGAGGCCTATTTGGTCGCGTCGTGGATCGCGTCCTTGGCCTTGCCGACGCCTTCCTTGACCGAGCCGGCGGCGCGGTCAGCCAGGCCTTCGGCGACCAGCTTGTCGTTGTGGGTGGCCTTGCCGACGGCTTCCTTAACGGAGCCAACGCCTTTTTGGACGGCGCCTTCGATGGCTTCTTTGCTCATGGGAATACTCCTTGAACGGGCCGGCGGGAGGGGCGGGAGGCCGCATCCTCGCCGGCGTTGGGTGTCGGAGATAAAATGTCCGTCGGGCGCTATGGTTCCTCTGGATTGCGGGGATTTCCCGGGCCGGAAGGTCGACGATCCCCGCATCGCCGGGCGGTGATGACCTGGACCGACAGGGGGATGAACAGGACAGCCAGGGCGGCGGCGTAGAGGGGAATGATGGGCAACGGCGGTTCTTCGAGTGCGGTCAGCGGACGGTCCAGGCGGCCCAGATGAGGCCGGGCCAGAGGGCGATGATCAGGAGGAAGCTCAGGGTTATGCCCCAGGGCGCCGCGTTCCAGCCCTCCGACCGGACGAGGGGCAGGATGAAGAGCGTCAGGTAGAGGCTCTTGTAGATGACCTGCAGCAACAGGACGCCGACGAAGGCGCGTGGCTGGGCCAGGCCGAGGACAGAGCAGAGCAGGATGGCGGCCCAGAGGCTGGCGACCAGCAGGCGCAGGCCGGGCGAATCCGCGATCCTGTGCTGGAAGGCCTGGACGGTCGGGCCGTTGGCGCCGGCCAGCATCGAGCCGACGACCGGCAGCAGGATCAGGATATTGAGCCCGTAGGCGGCCCGCAGCAGGGTGTCGAGCATGGTCCCCATGGCTCCTGTTTACAGCGTAAGCAAAAAGCTGGAGCGCCGGGGCGCGGCGGCAAGGGGCGGCGCGGAAAACTGCTGTTGCGGGGGAAATCGACTATAATAGACCTACCGCTTCGATAAGCGCGGGGCCGGGCCAGGAGCCAAGGGCCGCCGCCGTCGACAGCGCACCCCACATCACGGACCCGCCCGCGCGGACAAGCCGATCCCAACCCTATTGAGATCGGAGATCAGATGACGGACTTTTCCGCCCAGTATCGTATCGAGTTCGCCAAGACGGCGAGCCTGCTTCTGCAACAACGCGGCTCGAAGCTGCGCAATCATGTGATGGTCGGCAGCCACAAGGGCGAAGGCGCCTCGCCCGTCGACCAGTACGGCGTCACCGAGGCGCGTGAGCGCACCGGCCGGGCTGTGCCCAAGGAAAGCTCCAACACGCCGGTCGACCGGCGCTGGGCCTATCCGCGCTTCTTCGACTGGAGCGACATCGTCGACAACATCGACCTGCTGCAGACCGCCTCTGACCCGCAGAACCCGCTGGTCCAGGCCTGCACTGCCAGCCTCGGCCGGCGCATCGATGACGAGATCATCCGCGCCTTCTTCGCCGATGCGCGGACCGGCAAGCAGGGCGGCACGACGACCAGCTTTCCGGCCGGCCAGCAGATCACGGCCGGCGGCGTCGGCCTGACGTTCGAGAAGCTGCGGGCGGCCAAGAAGATCCTGATGGCCAATGAGGTCGACCTGGCCAACGACCCGATCATCTGTGTGGTCAATTCGGTGCAGCACGACGCCCTGCTCGGCGAGATCGAGATCACCAGCGCCGACTACAACGGCGGCGACCGGCCGGTGCTGAAGGAGGGGATCATCACCCGCTTCCTGAGCATCGAGTTCGTCCACTGCGAGCGGCTGACCCTGTCGGGGGCGAACCGGCGGGTGCCGATCTACGCCAGGAGCGGCATGCACCTGGGCATCTGGTCGGACGTGGCCACCGACATCGGCCCGCGCCGCGACCTGGAGGGCAACCCGATGGAGGTGACCGGCTCGGTGACCATCGGGGCGACACGGACCGAGGAAAAGAAGGTCGTCGAGGTGCTCTGTACCGAGAGCTGATGACTGCTCCGGCCCCTTCTCCCGCTCGTTGGGAGAAGGTGGACCGCGCAGCGGGCCGGATGAGGGCAGCACCGGCCTGAGACGATTTCGACGGCGCTGAACGCGCCAGAACATGGCCAGTCCTCCGAGGCTGGCGCTGCCCTCATCCGTCGGCCTGCGGCCGCCACCTTCTCCCGGCGAGCGGGAGAAGGACCAACTCAGGAATCCTTTCATGCCCATCGCCAACACCAAATCCACCGCCGTTTCCAACCGTGACGCCAGTCCGCGCGTGCCCAGTCCCGCCCATCTGGTGCGGGGGCCGCTGTTCGAGGCGGTGGGGACGGTCGAGATCGCGGCCGCTGATGACGACACCTCTGTGTACCGTATGGCTCGGCTGCGCAGTTCGGACCGGGTCAGCCAGCTGACCGTCTTCAACGACGCCATCACCGGCGGGACGGGGTTCGACCTTGGCCTCTATCGCACCGCCGACGATGGCGGGGCGGTGATCGACGCCGACCTGTTCGCCTCGGCCATCAGCCTGGCCAGCGCCAGCATCACGGGCACGGATGTCGTGTTCGAGAGCGCGGCCACCGATATCGCCAAGATCGAGAAGCGACTGTGTGAATTGCTGGGTCTCAGCGCCGATCCGCAGGTCGACTACGACGTGGCCTTCACCGGCGCGACGGTCGGGACGGCGGCGGGGACGGTGAGCCTGCGGGTGCGGTTCACCGGCGGGTACTAGTTGCTCCCCCCTCGGGGGAGCTGTCGCCCCCGAGGGGGGTGACTGAGGGGGTCCGCTACCGGCGGTGGGGACCCCCTCCACCATCGCCTGCGGCGATGGTCCCCCTCCCCCGATGGGGGAGGATCCTGAACTCCACAGACGGAAGCCCAGATGCCCACATCTCCTACCGCGGTCGGCAATGCGGCGCTTGGCAAGCTTGGCCAGGGCGCGGTGTTGTCGTTCGATGATCCCGATGACCGGGCGCGCTGGCTGAAGAGTCGGTTCGCCGACGTGCGGGACCTGTGCCTGCGGGCAAACCGTTGGCACTTCGCCATGGCGAGGGCGCGGTTGAGCGCCGAGGCGACGGCGCCGGCCTTCGGCTATGCCCGGCAGTTTCCTCTGCCTACGGACTGTCTGCGGCTGGTCGAGGTCGGCGGCGTGGCCGTGACCCCGGGACTGGCCGACTATCGGGGTGGCTCGCAGCCGGCCTTTGCGCTGGAAGGCGGCAGGGTCCTGACCGATGCGGCGGCGCCGCTGGAGGTTCGTTACGTGCGCCGGACCGAGGACGTGGCCGGCTGGGACCCGCTGTTCGCCGAGGCGGTCGCCTGCCGCCTGGCTTTCGATCTGGCGGAGAAGTTGACGCAGGCGTCGGGGAAGAAGGAGGCGGCCTTGCGCGACTACCAGCTGGCCGTGCGCGAGGCGGTGCGGGTCAACGCCATCGAGACGGCGCCGGAAGCGGCCGCGGACGGCAGCTGGGTGCTGGCCAGACTTTAGCCATCGGATCCGCTGGTGGGGACCCTCTCCACCACGCTTCGCGCGGTCCCCCTTCCCCGAAGGGGGAGGACCTGAGAGGACAGACATGAAAGCCAATCCCGCCATCACCGGTTTCAACGCCGGGCTGCTGTCTCCGCTGCTGGGGGGACGGCCGGACCTGGAGAAGTGGCAGTCGGGCCTGGTCCGCTGTGACAACCTCATTCCCCGCGTGCAGGGCGCCCTGCAGCGGGCGGCGGGCAGCGTCTTCGTCGGGGCGGTCAAGGACAGTGCGATGCGCTGCTGGCTGGCGCCCTTCGTGTTCAGCCAGGCCGACGCCTTCGTGCTGGAGTTCGGGCCGGGCTATATCCGCCTTTTCCGCAATCGCGGGCGGCTGGTTGATGCGGAGGACGAGATCTTCGAGATCGAGAGCCCCTATCTGGCCGCCGACCTGACGCGGGCGGACGGCAGTTTCGGCGTGCGGTTCGAGCAGTCGGGGGATGTGGTCTACCTGGCCTGCGCCGGCCATGCGCCGCGGGTGCTGAAGCGCCAGCCAATCTGGACTGGGTGCTGGAGGTGTTCGAGGCCAGGGGCGGGCCGTTCCAGGACGCCAATACCGACGAGGCGATTGAGGTTTCGGCGACGGGAACGCTGCCGGTCGGCGGGACAGTGACCCTGACGGCGAGCAGCGGGATCTTTGAGGCGGGCCATGTCGGCGGGCTGTTCGAGCTGGAGCTGAAGGACGGCGCCGATGTGCGGGCCTGGCAGGTGCGCACCACCACCGATGTCGGCGACCGGCGGCGGGCGGACTGGCGTCACTACCTCTGCACCCAGGTCGGGCCGGTCGACACCAGCGACAAGCCGGCGATCTGCGGCGAGGAGCTGCCGGTCCACACCCGCGGCAAATACTGGGACGGCACCGGCGAGGAGCAGAAGGGCGACGGGGCGGTCGGCTCCATCGGGGTGGAGTGGGAATATCTGCACTCCGGCTATGGCCATATGCGGATCACCGGCGTGAGCAGCGGGACGGTGGCGACGGCGGAGGTGCTGGCGCGGTTGCCGGACGAGCTGCCGACGCAGGCCAGTCATCGCTGGGCCTTCGGGGCCTGGTCGCCGGCCGCCGGCTGGCCGGACAATGTCTGCTTCTTCCGGGAGCGGCTGAGCTGGTTCCGGGGGCAGCAGGTCTGGCATTCGACGGCGGGGGACTTCGCCAACTTCGAGGCGCGGACCCATGGCGAGGTGCTGCCGAACAGCGCTGTGGTGCTGTCCATCCAGTCGGCGCAGGGCAATCCGATCGAATGGGCGGCGCCGACCCGGTCGGTGCTGTTCATCGGGGCCGGCGGCGGCGAGCACAGCCTGAAGGCCCAGACCAGCGCCAGTCCCTATGGCCCGGGCAACACCCAGCAGGATCCGGAAACCGCCTGGGGCGGGGTCGGGGTCGAGCCGGTGCAGGTCGGGGCCGGCGTGGTGTTCGTCGAGAAACTGGGCCGGCGTCTGCGGATGCTGGTCCCGGCCCAGGACGGCTATGAGGCGCTGGATCTGAACAAGTATCGCGGGCTGATGGCCCCGGTGATCGCCATGGCCTGGCAGCAGACGCCGCATGAGAGCGTCTGGTGCGTCACCGCCGAGGGCGGGCTGGAGGCCCTGACCCTGCAGCTGGAGGACAGGGTGTTCGCCTGGCGGCGCCATCTGCTGGCGGGGGCGGTGGAGTCGGTGGCCGTCGTGCCGTCGCCGGATGGCGGAAGGGACGATGTCTGGCTGATCGTCCGTCGGCAGATCGATAGCGAGACGCGACGCCATGTCGAGGTGATGGCGGCCGAGTACGAGGCCGGCGACGACCAGGCGCTGAGCATCTATGCGGCCAGCGCCCTGACCTATGAGGGCGCGCCGACGACGACCCTGTCGGGGCTGGAGCATCTGGAGGGGATGAACGTCACGGTGAAGGCCGATGGCGCGGCGCATCCGGACCGGGTGGTGAGCGGCGGCGCGATCACCTTGCAGGCGCCGGCCGGCAAGGCGGTTGTCGGGCTGGCGGCGCCCTATGCCGGCCAGATCATGCCGCTGGAGGCCGGGGCGGCGGCGGGCAGCGCCCAGGGGCGGATCAAGCGGGTGCATGGGCTGACCGTGCGGTTGCTGGACAGCCTGGGCGGGCGGTTCGGTCCGGCGCCCGGCCTGTGCGATCCGCTTCAACATCGGCGGGCCGGCGAGGCCATGGATGGTCCGCCGGCGCTGACCAGCGGCGATGTCGCGATGACGTTTCCGGGCGGCTACGACGGGGCGTCGACGATCGCCTTCGAAGGCGACGACGGGTTTCCGTTCACGCTGATCGGGCTCTATCCGGAGCTGGTGACCTATGAGGGGTGAGGTCGCCCCTTTTCGGGCGGCGCACCTCGAGCAACTGACCCTGCAGCCGGCCCAGGCGGCCTGGCGTGGGCGGATCGACGGGGAGGCCGGGGCTGCGCTGGAAGCCGGCGGGATGGCCTGGACGCTGCTGTGCGGGGTGCGGGTCATCGGCTGCGGCGGGGTGATCGCCCGGGGCGGCGGGCGGGGCGAGGCCTGGGCCCTGCTGGCCCAGGACGCGGGGCCGGCGATGCTGGCCGCGACCCGGGCGGTGGGCCGCTATTTCCAGACCGCGCCGTTTCGCCGGATCGAGGCGGTAACGGCGGTGGATTTCGCCCCGGCGGCGCGCTGGACGCGGCTGCTGGGGTTCGAGCCGGAAGGCCGCATGCGCGCCTTCTGTGAAGGCGGCGGCGACGCCGAGCGTTGGGCATTCATCAAGAAGGAGCGGGCATGGCCTGGGTTGGCGCAGTCCTGAACATCGTGAACTCGGTCGCGGGCGTGGCCGGCGGCGCCGCCGACGGGCAGGCCAGCGCCGCCCAGCGGGCCTTTTCCAGCAAGGCGGCGCGCGACAACGCCCGAACGGTCGGTGACCAGAGCGCCATGCGGCAGGAGGCGATGCGGCGGGAGTCGGGCCAACTGCTGGGCGCGCAGCGGGCGGCGATCGCCGAAAGCGGCACGGGGGCAGGCGGCTCCAACGGCCTGATCATGGCGCAGGACGCGGCCCTGGCCGAGCTCGACGCCCTGACCGAGCGCTACGAGGGCCGGCTGAAGATGACCGAGCTGGACAACCAGGCCGATCTGCTGGGCGCCGAACAGGTCAGCGGCATGCAGCAGCTGTTCGGCAAGCGGGGTCTGGGGCGGCTGTCGCACTACAATTGGGGCAACCCCGGCAACTGGGGCGCTCCGGGATCCAACAAGGGCAGGGGCTGGTAGATGCCGATCATTCCACGATACCAGTCGCGCGGCGGGCCGCGGGTCCAGACGCTGGACTACGCGGGCGCCTATCAGCCGCCGGGGGGCGAGGACTGGCGGATGCTGGCGCAGGCCGCCAGGGCCGGCGGGGCGATCGTCTATGGCGCCCAGGCGTTCAAGGAGCCGCACGACCCGTCGTCCGAGCGTGATGTCGTCAAGGCCAAGACGCGGGACGTGGACTGGCGGCGGCAGCAGCTGGAGCGTCCGCAGGCTGATGTTGCGGCCGTGGCGCGGTCGCGGGATGTGGCGGGCGAGGGCCTGGAGCCGGCGGCGCGGGCCGCCTTCGACCTGTTGACCGGGCCGCGCGAAGCCGGCTTTGCGGCGGCGGCCACGGGCCGCGTAGCGGCGGAGCAGCAGGCCATAGCAAGGCAGCTGTCTGAGGATCGCGAGGCGCTCGGCGTCGAGGAGTATGTCGCTCTGGCCGACCTTGCGCCGGACCAGGCCCGGGCCGCTCTGGGGTCGGCGATCGGGGAGCTGACCGGTCGGCTGGCCGCAATGGGAGCGAGTCCCGAAGCAATCGATCTCGGTCGTCGCGGCTTGCTTAACGGCGCAATCGTGCGGCGTGTTCGACACGCCCTGGCCGAAAATCCCAAGCGCGCCGCGACCCTGCTGGACCATGAAGGCGAGTTGCTGGATCCGACGGTCCGCGACGGCCTGCGACTGGAGGTCGAAACCGAGCAGACCCGTCACGAGGCGGGTCAGGCGGTCCAGCGTCTGGCCGCCGAGCATCACGCGGTCGAAGTTGATCTTGATGGCCTTCTGGCGCGAGCCGAAGCGCTGGCCGGTGGGGCTCCAGACCGGCAGGCCGCCTATCGTGGCGCGGCTATCGGCGCCTGGCGAAGCGCGCGCCAGCGCCGCGAGGAACAGGAGGGCTCAGCCTGGAGCGCGGTCAAGCCGTACCTTGACCCTGAGCTTATTGTGGGTGGTTGGACGGCCGTGCCCGGAGCGGTCTGGACCGCCCTGTCCGCGCGTCAGAAGACCGCACTGCGAAGCCGCTTTGAGGCGCCGTGGAAAGGCTCCGATCCGAGGGTCGTGCGTGCGGTCGAAGGGACCGCGCTGAGGTCGACTGAGGCTTTTGCCGAGATGGATCTGACAGGCCTGCTGGAGGGGCTGGACGGGTGGGATTTCAGCCGGCTCAGCGGTCTTCAGAAGTTGGCGAGAGTTGGCGGGCCGGATTGGGAGCAGGCCCGCAGGAGGCTTCCAGAGGTCAACCCAGCTGAGGTGATCCGTGCGGATTGGAGCGGGGAAGACGGCGGATTTATCGACCGGCTGGTCGAGCGGTTGCTCATGTCGAAGAAGGAAAAGGCGCTGATCGAGAAGATGAAGAAGGATGCGCCCAATGAACTCGACAGGCTGGCGGAGGCGGCCCTGGGCCGCTTCCACGACCGAATGGCTCTGACCCGACCCGGACCTCAGATCGACTGGGCGTACATCCAGGCAGAAGAGAATGGCCCGCAGTGGGAAGGCGGCCCTCCCAAACCGCCAAGGACGGAGGGATACATTCCGATCGGGCCCGGCGTGAAGGGTGACCACAGCGGTGTCACCATCGCAAGCGGTGTCGATCTTGGGCAGAGGTCGCTGTCCGAGGTCGAGGGATGGGGCCTCGACCCGGCTCTTCTCGCCAAGCTGAAACCCTACATCGGCCTTCGCAGCGGTGGCGCCGCTCTTCTTGCGGAAAACAAACGCAAGGGCAGGCCTCTGACGGTGACGCCGGAAGAGGCGCGACAGCTTGATGAGGCATCACACAGCCGCGAACTCAAACGGCTGGCCGAGAAGTTTGATGCAGACTCGCAAATCGGGCCGTTCGAGTCCCTACCCAAGCGCACCCAGACCGTTCTCCTGTCGGTCTTCCTGCAACATGGGACGTCGAACCCGGGTAAAAAGGCTCCGCGGTTCTGGGGTCCCGTCACGACCGGCGACTGGCCTGCGGCGCACAGTGAGTTGCTGAGCTTCGGAGATATCTCGCCGGATCGGCGTCGGAGGGATGCGGCCCTTCTGAAGCAGGATATTGATGAAGGCCTGTTGAAGCCCAAAACCGGCGCCAAAGAGCCAGCTTCTGCG